TAATTCCTCTTGGATCATTATCCAAGTATGGCTTGAACGGATCAAACGCATCAGGAGTTTTAGTACCTGCATAAGGTATATCAATCTTAGAATCTTTTGCTTGTTTCTGTATAGAACTCAAGTATGAGTCGCTATAATTCTTATTTGCTTCTTTAGCACCAGGCTGTTCTTCTAGTTCAGGATGCAACAATAATGGATTGTGACTCATTTCATTGGCATAACCTTCTGCCTCACTATTGATGCTGTTATCAAAGTCAGATGAAACAACACGAACCATATCAACTTGATAACCTAATAGTTGTGCAATTTGTTGAATCATTGGCTCTGTCGCTGGATAGCGAAATTCTGCTTTAATGATTGTAACACTTTGATTGCTCAAATTAGGAAATCCGTATGGATCTTTTTGTATCGGTGTACTAGTAGGCTCGCCAATCTTAACTGGATCAAACTTCTTTAAGTTGTACTTAAACAAGTCGATAAAGTTCTTATCAACGTCCCCTGCAATTTTTATAGTGTAGTTATAAGTGTGAACACTCTCTACGATGTATTGTTTTAGGCTCTTCATTTCTTATTCCTATATTCTGTATTTATCATTTATTGTCTGTTTTAGCAGCCAACATCTTAAGCAGTTCATTACGGTCTAAACTCTTACCTTCACCTAAAGGGGTAGCTTCAATTTCTTCAGTTTTCCCTGCAATTTTTTGATCTAATCCAGCTTTTTTAAGCTGTAAATCAAGCATTTTTAATTTCTTGTTAATCTTTGCTGTCTTTGCTGTAATAGCATGTCCTAGCATACTACTAGCACTATTGAATATCTCACTTGCAAAACGACTATCAACTTGCATACCCAAATCCATTAAGTCTTTGTAACTGTTGGTTGCCATACTCGCTAATTCATCCATCTCAGTGTCAGCAACTTCTAATCCACGAACTTGTGGCAATGCGTTCTCAATCTTCTCTAATGTATTAAGTGCTTCTGTTGTTATTTCTTCAGCTCTTTCAGGCATGGAAATAGTCAATCCTCTAGTTTCGTCTTGAGGGAGTTCAAATAGTTCTGATAATTTTTTGGTCATGAAAGTATTTATTTACTTTCGTTTACCGTTGTAGAAAAGGTCATCTTCTGTAATGACTCTAAACGTATAACCTTGTGCTTTACAATATGCCATTGCGGCATGCCACTTTGCGTGATTAATCGCTACTACCATTCTGTCTTTGGCACTAGCAACTTTGCTCTCAATAAGACTTTGTTTCTTGGGTTTAATCTCTACTACTTCTGCTATTTGTTTACCGTGTTTATTCTGATAAACTACAAAGAAGTCGGGGATGTAATTCTTAGCTTGTCCTGTAAGTGGATTACGATAGGGAACTGATATAGCTTCACTAGCCCAGTATAACACACTGTTGTTGTTATCACAGAAATTCATAAATGTAAGTTCCCAACCACTGCGATATCTAGGTTGATGTTTACCTACATATTTTTGAGGATTCTTAGGAGCAAATGTCCCTTGTGCATACTTAGCCATTATGTTACAATATTTCTAGCAACTGCTTCATTAGGTTGCGGTACTGTACCAAAACCATAGATTGACGTTTTAGATTTAAAGCTATTCAAGTAATAAGCAATGACTGTATTAGTTTCAAGTTGTGTTTTACCTTGAATATAAGTTAATAAGTCCAGTACAGAGATTTGTGTTTCTTGTGCTATTCTAAACAAATAGACGGTGAAGTTACCTGCTATTTGTGTAGTATCACATATACTTTTAAAGTATGAAAATACAATATCGTACTCACTAGCGTTAACAACTAAATCGAATGAATAGAATTCATCAAAAATTTTAACTGTTTGGTCTAAGTTTGAACGTGAATCAATAATTCGTGCCATATAAATCTCCGTAGAGTATTTATGCTATTATTGTTATCCCTGGCCAGAACCAATGCCAGTTACTAGTTGACCGGGTGTAGTTTGTCGGCCTGCATTTGATGCACTATTGTTGATCCCTGTGCCTGTTGTAGGACCTGTTGGAACAATTTGTGCCGGGGCATTTAATCCTAAATTAGGCGCGCCTGCCGTATTGTTTGGAGTTGTTCCAAAACCGGGATAATATGAATTTGTTCTTACTGCACCGGGCAATTGTTGTTGTACACTTGATGCTAATAACGAATTTAAATCTTGTGTTGCAATTTGCTTTAAATTCTTATTTTTAAATGTATTATATGATGTGCCGGCAGTGCGAATAGCACCTAATATGTTACCACTTGACAAGTCATTTATAAATCCACCGGCTGCATCTACTAAACCACCTTGACCTAATATACTTGCATTGGAACCAAGTCTATTAATAGGACTAGGTGTTCTGTCGTAATTAGTCTCAAGTCCAAATCCAGTAACAATATTACTTGGAGCTCTGCCGTCTAATGCACCTTCAGCATACTTAACTGTCTCGTAATCAATAGTCATTGTATTTGCCATTGTGCCGTTACCTTGTGCATAATCATATGTATCGTGATTGAATGCAGTAATGACAGGATTAATTAAGGTGTATTGCATGAAGTTATGCTGATTCATTCCAAAGATTTGAATACTCTTAAAGAAAGGAATTTTACTTATACCTTGACTATTTTGACTAGTAGTCCCCGACTGTTGACTAGTCTCACCAATATAACCCCAATCTTCGTCACCTGCAATGTCACCATCATATAAATTTCTTCTATTGAAATTTATTGATCCAGTGTTAACACCATTAGTTGTTTGTCTACCTGCACTTGAAGTCACTGGCTTATCTGCATCTTTGAAGTAGTATGTATAATAATTATACCACATGTCATTCACTAAATTACCATTATCATCATGGAAAACAATACTAATAGGTTGATATTTTATTTTAGTTTGTACTAGACGTTTTCTATTGTATTGATTTAGTGTAGCAGTATCAATAGTATACTTAGGTAAGTCAATTGTCTTTACAGCCAAGCCAAAATTGGCACCCTGCGATATACCTTTAGAGTATACAGCAGGGTTGATTTCAAAGTATACGTGAAATAAAAACTTAAACTTAGGAGCATACTGGTAAGAGTTAGCTCTAAAAGTTTTTGCGGCATGAGTGTAATCTCTTACATAATCGTTGCCGAAGAATCCTGCGGCAGTATCAGTTAAAAGATTTTGAAAAAATCCACTCATGTAATAACCTAAACGCTATTACGCTTGACCAGAACCGATACCAGTAACAATAGAACCACCTAATACACGACCGATGTTTGTACCAACACCAGAACTCAACGGTGACTGAACTGCATTATCGTATCTGATTGTCATAGCAATTTGTACTACTTCATTTGTACCATAGTTCAAGTTATTGTAGTTTGCTTGTTGCAAGAAGCAACCATAGCATTCCCAAGTTTCTAATACTACTGGTGCCGCTGTACCATTGCCACCGTCTAAGATTTCAATGTTAGTTTGGAACTTATAATCTTGACCGGTTGCCGCAGATGCCTGCTCAACAAAGTCTAATTGTTTCTGTAATTGCTGTCCAACTAACCTAGATACTTGACCTTGTGCGTCATCTCTAACGTTAACTGTTAATGCTTGCCATTCGTGACGACCAGCAAGATACAATGTTGAGTTGTAAACTGGAATTGTGATTTCACCAAAACTAACTTGCGGACGTGTGATATCTACAACTTGTTTGGTTAATTCAATAGTCTGACCAACACCGAAATTCAGAAAGTTAACTCTGAAACGATATTGTAATTTGGGCATCAACAAGCCTTGGTTACCACCAGCGTTATCGCTAGCTACGGTCATGTTGAACAATGATTGAGAGGCTGTTGCCATTTTTTAATCTCCTGTATACTTATTTATCTTTAATGTAGATACCCCTTTCGGGGTATCTATTACACTGTACCTGATATCTCACCTGTGTTTAGAACACGAACTGGGATGTAGATGAATTCAGCAGCCTTAACTGGCTCAATTGCAACATCAATCCATAATTCATTTCTATCTATACGAGCTGGTGTATTGTTACTTTCGTCACAAACAACCAAGTAATCATATAGACCACGTTTAGCAACCAAGTCAACTAACAATGTTTGTACAACACCTGCAATCTCATTGCGTGTTAGTTGGTCGTTAGGTTCGAATACGAACGGACGAGCCGCAATCGTCAACTGACGGCGTACATAGTTAACCAAACGTGCAACGTTGATTCTGTCTAATGCACTCTGTGAGTTGAAACTATTCTTGTTACCATAGTTCAACAAGCCAACTCCAGTGAAGAATACCATTGGGTTGATTTGGTTGATGTATAGTACATCGCGGATACCAATACGTGTCTTGATTGGTTGAAACTCACCTGTTGTACGATCCAAGTAACCAATGTTCAATGCATTGTCAATGTTACCACGGCGTGTACCAGCTGGGGCTAACCAAGGATAAGCCACTGTATCATTACGCAAGAATGTACGCAACATCATATGTGATGCTGGGACAACAACTTCGTTACCTGACAAGTCATTTGTAATTCCACTTGGATAGAATAGACCCAAGTAAGTGTTACGTGTAACTAAACCAGCTTCACCAGTAGATACAGCACCTGCATCGTTATTAGCCCATGCTTGAATGTCAGTAGCACTATCAGCAAGACCTAATGGGGTATCACCAATAATATAAGCTGTCTCACCACGATCCGCATTCAATACAACCATGTTAGGTTGTAGTTCTGGATAGTTAGGGGTAGCCATCAAGTTGAAATAGTTATCTTCATCACGGATTGCAGTGTTAGTGTCAATAGAAGCACGTAATGCTTGAACAACTAAAGCACGTTGTGCATTTCTACCCATGTATGCTACACCATCTGCGTTGTTACCACTTACTGATACCCATGTATAGCTGTATAAAGGTAAGTTAGCAGTGTTAGTAGGCGCTGCCGGGTTATATGCACCTGCGTTAGGATAGTTTGCACTTGTAAAATAATTTGTTCTAAATTGCTTAACATTATATCCTGAACGGCGTGTATTGAATAACATCATACCTTGTGGATATAATGTTGCAACCGGTGCATCTAAATCAATATAATTACTTGGTAATAATGACTTGATTGTTGGGATAGGATCATCAATTGGATTGATAGCACCACTTGAACCCCAACGTGCATCAGCAAATACAATACCGTTTTGACTTGTTTGGTCGGTGGTATCAATTAGAACCCATTGATCAATTCCAACGACTGCTTGCCAACGATAGATTACTGGATATACTTCTAAATCGCTTGTGTCAATCCATAAATCACCGTATGATAGAGCGGTACCGTCACTTTGTACCGTTGGTGCTGTAGCAGAAATAATAGGACCATTTGGATCAGTAGCGTTTGAGCCAGTTGTTGACGGATGTCCATTACTATCATATGCAGTAGTACCATAGCCTACCCATGCACCAGCTTTTTGAACCATAATATCTACTTCATTAATAACAGAGTAGAACCAGTTCGTATTATTAGCAGGAGTTGATACTGGAGCACCGTCATTACTTGTGTAAGTGAATTCTACCCAGTTACTTAATTGTGTATTAAATGAGCTAATTGATGTGCCTGACTGAAAAGCTACACCTGATATAGCTGTTGGCCCGGGCGCCCCAGGTCCGCCAATGTCAGTAACTACTAATAACAAATTATTTGAACTAGTACCGTTTAATGATGTGCCAGCAACAGTAAGAACGTCACCCACAGCATAACCAGTACCACCAGTATAAATGCCAGTGCCATTTAAGAAATATGAACCATATCTACCATATATGTTAAATGTAGCACCTGTTCCAGTACCGCCTGTACAAGCTATATTAGCCCAACTAAACAGATGTGCTGGTCCGTATTTAACACCGGTAGTTGTTCCTATTGTTAGACCCATTTCAGCAATAACACCAGTACTTACGTTTGATACTACATCATTCAAAACTATTACACCACCTTCAGTATGCGTTAATGTAATTGCACCATCAGTAGCTACACTAGCTATTGTATTTGGTATACCAGCCGCTGACCATGCTGTTACAAAATCAACTGCATCTGCACCTGAAGTTAATGTAACCACGTATGTAGATGATAGTGCAGAGCTTCCTGGAATACTTACTTCCACAGTAAGAGTTCCACCGGATGTAAATACAGGTGCTGTATTTTCACATGTCACCACAGTAGGTCCAGTTGCAATACGTTCCCATAGATAATACGGTGCATTTGCCAAGTTTCCAGTAAAATTATATTGACCATAGACCGAACCTGCAGGGATTGCTTGTCCGCCAGTTGAATCTATTGCCGCAATTTGTGCCCAGTCAGAATTAGCCTGAGTTATATTTTTTGCTACCCAACTTGCAGTAGCAGTATTATATCGAGAAACACTAGGATATAAACCATTACCAGCAGTACCAATTTTGATCCATACTGAACCAGTAGGTCTTGGTGTAGTCTGGCTACTAGACCATAATGGCATTTGTGCAGATGTGCCGTATGCTACAGCAGGTTGATTATATGTGCCGGCTGTAATACCGCAGGCTGCTAATGGAGTGTTTGTACCATCAGTAAGCTGAATGTATGCAACTCCAGATGAAAGTAGTTGATTTGATAAAATTTGTAATTTACCACTAACTACCCTAGCAGTTACCGTCGGTGTGTTTAAATTATTAATTGCAGTTGCAACATTGGCAACTGTTGTACCAGTCACAGTCAAATCTGCTGTGTATAATCCACTTACATTAATTGAGAAAGTACTTGATGTAACTATTGTTGGGTTAGAAGTAGATCCTTGAACAGCAGGGATATCATTTCTCCATGACCCGCTGCCTAATGAAACCCAAACATTATTCGTTGTTTTATAAAAGAATGTTTTACCAGAAGGATCACTTGGTGATGTAGTTGATTGTAATGCGTTGATAGCATAATCCCCAATATTACCTATACTATCTAATGGTACACCACTTGATAATGATGCGGTATCAGTGATAACAATAGGAGTTTGTAGTGCAAATGCGCCAGTAGTCTGGTTGAATGAATATATTCCCCATGTACTAGTTGTAGTATCTAACCAATATGCGTTATTATCGGGTTCACCTGTTGGACGACTTGTTTGTCCAACTAAACTAGCTAAGTCAATATCACAGCGTAGTACGTAACAACGATTAGTTACACCTAGTAATGAATATGCCGCTAGCAAACCATATTCGTTGAGTTCGTAACCTTGAATTGGTGTACCATTTGTCGTTGTATAGAAGAAAGGTGTACCATATAAGCTTACCAAATCACGTTGACTTGTTACTTGATATAATTTGTTTGCGTTAGCAGCCGTAGTTGCTGGTGCAACCCCTGTACCAGTAGCATTTGCTTTATTTTGAGCAGTTGCTAAAAGAACTAGAGGGACTGAATTTGTTGGGGCCGGAAGATATTGACTTTGGTCTGTGATCGTTACTTCTACGCCTGGAGATACTAGTGCCATTTTGTTTTTTCCTTTATGTAAAATTATGAGGTTTACTACCTAAAATGCATACTATTATTTAGTAGAAAAATTAAAAAAGACGGTATTACCGTGCCTTCGAAGGTTATAAATACTGTATGCTAAGACCTATATGTAAGACATGCGGAAAGAATCACTGTGCTGTGAATTATATCCGTGAGGGTGTTACACATTATCGTAGTGGATGTGATGAGTGTGGTCGTAAAAAGAAAAAATTAAAACCTAGAAATCCTAGATGGAAGAATGCAGGGTATAAGAAAAAAGCCACATGTGACTTATGTGGCTTTCATAGTGTCTTTCCTACGCAATTAACAGTCTTTCACATTGACGGTGACTTAGATAACTGCAAATTAACTAATTTACGAACTATATGTCTTAACTGTGTTGAGGTAGTTAAAAAGAAAGAAGTTACTTGGAAACGCGGTGACTTAGAAGTTGACCACTGAGTTGACTTGCTTGTGTAAATCATCAATGGTTCCGTTGTTATCAATATAGTAATCATACAATAAACCTACACTAGAATACTCACTAGCATGAACAGCATAGGTTCCTAGCTCAACTTTAGCTTTCAACCATTGTTCACTACCTTCAGGTTCATTAGTATAATCTACTGCTGAATTATACCAGATAGGACGTTCTCCTCGATTAACTCGCATAGTAACAGCACCTACATTTTTAAGCGCATGAACTTCATTAGCAAAACGGCAGTCAGTAATAACAATATTCTCATCCGTCTGCCGTAACTTGTTCTCTACGCTTGCTACCCAAATGTCAGTATGGAAGTTATTACGACATACTTCTGTACCCCAGTACTGTAATACCCATCTAGGTGTAATGTTCATGCCTAGACGTTCACTCCACCATTCATCACGTTGTTCACGCCAGGCCCTACTTGTTTTAGTAGAGCCTTCTAAGTATTCTCTGTTCCAACCAAAAATTGCGGCTACTGCATCTTTTAATGAAGCCGCATAACTCATACGTTTAAATCCGTGAAATGTACAAAGATAGTCAGCAATAGTATCTTTGCCGCTACCGATCAATCCTGTAACTCCTATAATCATAAAAAAACTCCCGTAGTACATATTATACTACAGGAGTCTTATTAAGTAAAGAGTTATTTTACCCTTGTATCCAAGTCAACGGTTGACTATAATCTACATAGCGTTTCAACTCATCGATAAGGGCTTCTTGAAGTGCTTTAGATTCTGCTTTCATAGCGGTTCCATTCAACGTTGTTCCACCACCCGGTCCAGCAATCGTTCCAAACTTCTCACGTGCCTCACCAATAATTCCCTTTAATACGGCGTATATAAAATCACCGATCCAAACACCTGCACCCGGGTCTTGCAACAATACTTCTTCGGTACGTTGTACATCTGCCCAGACAAGGACACGTTCACCTGATGCCTTAGGGTCACGTACAATACGCAATACTTTGGTAACAGGGTCGAAAGTGTAGACTACATAGCCACCGAACATACGTGCGGCTAATTCAACATAACCTGCATAGAAATCGTATGTTGCCATACCACCTGCGTTGTTATAGTTTAATAGGTAAGTGTTTAGAATAGCACTACTGAATGGGTCAAAACTGCTAGAACCCGGTCCTGTTTCTAGACCGACTGTACGTCTGTACAAACATCTAACATTGATAAATTCTTGAGGTAAGGTATATGTGTCAACGTTTTTGAGTGTAGTCATCAAAACATATGCTTCCGCAGTAGAATTCTGTGCTCTTTGACGATATGTTTTTATTGTATAGTTATATGCCGCTTCATAGTGTTGCGGATCTAATTCTAAGTCAATAATACCGTCACCTAAACGATATCGTATGTTGTCGAATAGGGCCTGTTTTAACTCCGATAGCACCATGCCGTTGGGAGTAGAGAGAATGTTTGTTGGTATTGCTGGAATGTCCATATATGTTTCCTGATATTGTATTTATCAGGAAACATTATATAACTATATACCTTTAATTTGAGTCAAAAAGTGTTTCAAATGTACTGTTAGCAGTTGCTAACAGTTTTTTCATACCTGAATCAGGGATACGCAATGCATAGCTCCTGCCAGTGCCGGACCTTCCTGGTTTGTGTTCTAATTTACCATATTGTCCACCTGCTTTTATTGTTTGCCCTTTGATAATTCCGTGTTGTATTATAAGATACATACGATTCCTTTCGTATGCTTCCTTTAATTTTGCTTGTATCTCTGGGTTAGACAAATCTACAACTTTACCAGTAGCATTAATATCACCTTCAAATTCATCTTTGTTAATAGTGACACGATACTGTTTTTGCAATTTTTGTTTAAATGGTGTTTTATCCCACGGTGTAACTAGAATGTCATCATACGTCATTGTACCAATTGTATGCATTGCTCCAGTTGAAGATTTTCTACTTTTAACTTCAATTCCGACACCGGGAATATCAACTGTACCATTCTGATCTATGGGATATCCTTGTCGTATCATTCCTTGTTCAAGGATTTTACCATTTCTACCATCATTTACTTTATCAGGATCTGCAAAATCTATATTAGATAGATTTACTTTGAGAGATTTAATTTTTGCTTTCATATATCACCTTCTTTACGATTTTCACTATAGTGTGCATCAAATGATCCGCCGGGATAGCGGGATTCTAATTTACGCACGTTTTCATCAATAACGTCATTTGGGTCAAGGTTCAATGCTCTACAAGCATTAATCCAATACCACATAACATCACCGAGTTCTCGCTTCAAGTGAAACACTTCTGCTTCACTTAGTGGTTTACCCTGAAAAAACATCTTCTTGGGCACTTCGATAAATTCACCAGCTTCCGCCGCTAATCCTAGACAAGCTGTTAGCAATAGAGGAACATTGATATCAGGTCCTCCATCGTTACCATCAAGTTCATCGCATCGGTTCATAAATGTAGTCAAGTCATTACTTGCTTTGCTTGTTACAGCTTCTACAAAATCTTTGTATTTGTTTAAATCAATATTGCTCATTGTTGCATAGTCCTATCAGTTAAAATCAAAAATGCAACAGCAAGATGCATTAATGCGGAACCATAGTTTTCATTTACAATAGTCACTATTGCTGATATTATTGAAAATATTACCAATGCCCAGCCAATTGGTTTACGATTGACGCTAAACCATAATAGAAATTTTTGAATCAAATTCATTTTAGAATGCCTTTAAAATAATCATACCTTCATTAAAGCGGCCATTAGGTGTTGTAGCTACTGCTTTAATATCATTAAAATATTTACGTGCAGCCGGTTTGCTACCCATAATTTCTTTCAATTGCTCTGCGGGTTTTCTTAATGTTTTAATCTCTGACTTTGCCGTATCAAAGCCGAGCAGAGTATTACCTTTAACAGTAAATGCTTTACTGTAATCATCGGCAATGTAGTGATGCAGTTTACGTTTTGCGGTATCATATACCCAAGCTTCACTTGCACCATGTAGTTTAGTAGGATGAATACTAATCAAATCAAGTTTGCTAGCAGTATCCTTGAATGTTTTAAGATATTTAAGTTTAGCAACAATTTTCTCAACTGGTACAGCCTTACGTGCCCTAGGAGCTTTAGCGGCTTTCTTAACACTAATGTAACTGTTCAAGTCATTAAGCACTTGCTCAATAAATTTGAGTACATTTTTAATTTGTGTTTTGTTAAGATATACATAACCTTCAATCAGTTGCTTATCTGAACCTTTAAGTAATTCTTCAAACTCGTTTTGTTTTTTCTTCCACACTTCAGTCAATAAACTGATATGTTGTGGCATCACATTCTTTTTAGCAACTTCATCCATTGGTCTCAATGAATGTTTCGTAGGTGCACCGGATGTAATGAATTCATCAAACAACCCTTCAAGTTCACCTCCGGCATCACGTGCTTTTTCTTTTAGAATGTCCTGAATGTTAGGTCTTGTTGATACCTCAACCTCAGCTTTAACTTCTTCAGGCTTGTGAACAATTTTTAATAGACGGTTAATTTCGTTATTAAGTGTTAATTCTTCATGCTCATTCAATTCTAGACCACGTAATTGCATACGTGCTAACCAGCACAATGTCAGTAAGAATTCATTTTCATGGATCTTACGCATAGTTTTTGCGTCGGCTGGTCTGTTGTTTAAATCTAAATATTGGGAAAGTAATTCTTTGGCATCTTTTTTACCATAAAAACGATGATACCAAGTAAAACTACGCATCAATGCGACCCTGCGTTTGTCCTCATCAGGCTGAAGCACAAACAATGGTTCATCCCCATAATGCTGTACATCTGCATCTCTTGGGTTCAATGCTTTAACTTGACTGTGGTCTTCTGAATTGCGTTTACGTGTTGCCATTAGGCACTCCTTTACTATGATTTTATTATTATAACACAGCCCATATTTATTGTCAACCTTAGGATTCAAGCGTAGGGCATTGCGATAAATACTATTATGCCAAAGTTATCCTTATACCGCCCAAATAAACAGAATGATTATCGTTTCTTTGATAGAACAATATCCGAAGAATTACGTGTTGGCGGCACGGATTTATACATTCATAAATATTTAGGTCCTACAGATCAAGGCCCTAGTATTGATTATACTCAACCTCAATATGAAACAATGAGTCCTGTTAATATTCAGGATTTATTATTCCTAGAGAATAGAGATAGAACATATGATCCAAACATTTATCGTTTACGTGGTCACTATAATGTACAAAATTTAGACTTTGATTTAAGTCAGTTTGGTTTATTCTTAAACAATGATATTGTATTCATCACCGTTCATTATAACGATATGATTGATATTGTTGGTCGTAAATTAATGGTAGGTGATGTATTAGAATTACCTCACTTACTAGATTATAATCCATTAAAAGAAACTATACCGGTTGCATTAAAACGATTTATGCAAATCACTGATGCTAATTATGCGTCAGAAGGGTTTAGTCAAACTTGGTTCCCGCATTTGTGGCGCATTAAATGTGAACCATTAGTTGATAGTGAAGAATTTAGTCAGATATTACAAGAGCCTATTAACCAAGATAATTATCTTGGAGTATGGGATATAACTAAACCATATCCAGAAGGATATATTATTAGTTATGGTGATAAGAATTATATTTCTATTGCCGATGTTCCTGCAGGTACTAATCCACCTAATACAACATATTGGAGATTAACTGAAGAACAAAATCTTAAAGATATTCTTGGTACCTATAATAGGAATATTGCGATTAATAATGCTAACCTTGAAGAGGCAAAACGTTTACTACCTAAATCAGGTTACGATAACAGCAATTTATACATTGTACCAACATACGGTGAATACAGTTCTGATGGTGTATTGTCAGGTAAGTACGATCAGCCGGCACCCCCTGTTAATATAGTAACAAGTGCGGCAAGCACCGGTGCACCTAATCCAGTAGTAGAAATTTTTACTAGTACCGAATATGTGAACGATAGTCCTTATCTACGCATACCGGCTGCAACAATTGCATTCATTAAAGATAACATTTTAGATGTAGCGTTCCCTGGAATTCCATCTGCACCTGTACCAACTAATGTAATTACTACAACTAGCACAACTAATCAAACTATGTTATTGTCTGCAATGAGTTTTGCGGCGCCAATGACAGATGGCGGCTCTGGTTCAGTACAAGCAGAAATGGTATTGACTATTGATAGTATGATGACTATTACAGGACCATATGGTACTGCTGACAATACATACTCAACTGCTGACCAAAATCCAGAAGCACCCGGATTTACTGATGAGATAACACCGGTAATGGATTTTAGAGCAGACTGTGATCCTAGATTCCAATTCATTGCACGTAGTAGTCCACGTAGCTTTGGTTATACAACAAGTTACTTGTCAGGTGATGGACAAGCACCAAATGGATTCCCAACAGGTGCAGGCATTAGCTTCCCGCAGAATCCACAAGTTGGAGATTACTTCTTACGTATTGACTATCTACCCCAACTGTTATATCGTTGGGATGGTCAGTTATGGGTTAGAATTAGTGAGAATGTACGTACGGATACTGGATTGATTGATGATGATAAGACACAAACAGCAAGCTTCATAAATAACAGCAACGTTACAGTAACAACGTCGGGAGCAGTAATTCCGCAGAAACAAGCATTGTCTACTATGTTGACGATTGCTCCAGATCCTTTACCACCAGTAGCATAATATGGCACAATTTTTTTACGATAATCAGATACGCAGATTTTTAATTCAGTTTGCAAAAATCTTTAGTTACTGGGAAGTTACTAAAGGTAAAGACCCTGCAGGAAATGAGATTCTTGTGCGTGTACCTATCATGTACGGAGATAGTAGTAGACAAGCAAGTGCTATCATTGCTAATAACAGTGGAAGTAATTTACCAAGTGCACCGTTGATTACCTATTATATTAGTGGATTAGAGTACGACCAAAAACGTACACAGGATCCTACGTATGTAGATAGAATTAATGTTAGACAAAGAACTTTCAATACTGAAACAGGGCAATATGAAAGTGTTCAAGGACAAGCATTTACAGTTGAAAGACTAATGCCTGTACCATACACATTACGAATTACAGTAGACTTTTGGACTACAAACTATCAACAAAAATTAGAATTGATTGAACAACTAGGCACATTGTTTAACCCATCAATGGAGATTCAATCTACTGATAACTTTATTGATTGGACTAGCTTAAGTGTTGTATATCAAGATGGTTTAACATTCAGTAGTCGTAGTATACCACAAGGTACAGGCAATCCTATTGATGTAATGAGTTGGAAGTTCTACATGCCGATCTGGTTAAGTAATGCGGCCAAACTTAAAAAGATGGGTGTTATTGAAAAAGTTATTGCAAGTATTTTCAAGGGCACTGCATTACAAGATATTCAAAATGATGATTTACTATTAGGCACTCGTCAAAAGATTACACCATATGGATATAAAGTATTACTAATGGGTAATAGACTTCAGTTGTTGCCTGCAGATAATAATAACTTTGTGAGCAATGTTGATTTGAATTACCCTGAGCCACCTGATACAAGTTTATATTGGACAAGCTTATTGAATGTGTATGGTACAATAAGACCAGGCATATCACAAATATGGTTACAGAATCCCTACATGAATACTGATATTGTGGGTACTATTGTACCAGATCCAACTGATGATAGATTGTTGATTTACGATATTGATACAGACACATTACCACAGAATACATTAAGTCCTGTTAATAGTGTAGTGAATCCATTAGTATCAGGACCCAATGCAGGATTACCCGGACCTGTTAACGGGGTCCGTTATTTACTAGTTGAATCTGTAGGTAGTGCCGGCAGCCCAACTGTTGCATGGGGTGAACTAATTGCAAATGCAAACGACATTGTAGAATATGATGCTACCTCTGCGTCATGGTATGTCAGTTTTGACAGTCAAGTGTCTACTACAGTTGAGTATGTAACCAATTTAACTACATCAATTCAATATCGTTACACCCCCGACGGTGTTTGGATGAAGTCGTATGAAGGTTGGTACGCTCAAGGGGATTATTCTATCGTCATCTAATACTGTGATAAATCATAGTATGAGCAACACTAGCGCAGGCGTTTTCTTTTACTCTAAAAGAACACAACGCTATCTTTATCTATTAAGAACGGACAACAAAAACCCAGGCAACTGGGGAATTCCGGGCGGTAAGGTAGAAAACGATGAGACACTTATGGAGGGTGTTGAACGTGAGTGTATGGAAGAAATTGGTTACTTCCCAAAGAAAGCTAAACTAGTTCCTATACAGAAATTTGTAAATCATACATTCACATATCATACATTTTTTTGTGAAGTTGATAAAGAGTTCACTCCTGTATTGAATGAAGAACATTGTGGGTATGCATGGGTGGGTGATAATCAATATCCCAAACCATTACATCCTGGATTGTTTAATACTGTGAACTTTGATGTTGTGCAAGAAAAATTAAACACACTTACAAAAAAAGCGACCTAAGTCGCTTTTTTTATTTTAATAGCTTTGCTATCATATCGAATCCCAGTGATCCTAGAACTATACCTGCCCCCATCATCATCCATCTCCACTTTTCTAAAGCAGAAATTTTTGAAGCTAGTTCTTTATGAGCCCTAGTATCTTCCTCACGCATTTCTTTCAACATATCTCTTGTCTCATGTGCGTTACGATCAAGGCATTCATGCATATCTTTAAGATTACTTTTGATTTCGCTGACATCTAGTTCAATGTTTTTAACTTGAACTTGAAGTACAGCGATTTCAGTTTTAGTAGTCTGAGCTGGCATTTTAATAGTACTACTGGAAGTCATGATTAAGCACTAGCAATAACCACGATCGGGTTAGGTTGACCTTCGTATGTATTAGCGGCGTATGCTGTGTTGAATGTAGCGATAACATCAGGGTTAACACTATTAACAACAGCAGTACCTGTACCAGTACCTGCGGCTGTAGCAAGGAATGTAACACCTGTCATATTAGATGCCGCACCACATACTGACCAATCCGTTGTACCACTAGAGTAAATTGTATACAATGTACCTACTGACAATGAACCGGCTGCAACTTGTGTTGGGAAGATTTCACTGTTATAATCATTAACACTTGAAACGTATGCTGTACCAGAGGCTGCATCAGTAGACAAGATGTTCATTGTATTTGGTGTCAATGCTGTGTTAGCAACGTTAGCTGTATAGCACTGTGCAACTAAACCAGTTGTACCACCTTGTACTAGATACTTTGTCTTACCTTTTTGACGTAAGATGAAACCAGCTTCGTCATCAGCATACACATAGTTTTGACCTACACCAGTGATAGTTGCCAATGCGTTTGCTGTCAATGTAATACTGTCTTGCAATGCATCAGGTGTACCTGTTGCGGCAGTCATAACTTTTGGCGCGCCACCTAATGTTGCAGAAACAGTAAATGCGGCTGCGTTAGGAGTTGAATTAACAAAGTATGTTGTGCCTGTAACTAATGTACCTAAGTTAGCACTGAATGATACTGGCTGATTAACTGCCAATGTCAATGCGTTACCTGTTGTACCAATAACGTTACCAGAAACAACTGTGTTAGCAACTGCAACTGATACATAACCAAATGTAGCTGTAGCAAATCCTAAGTTAGTTGTTGTGCCATATTCATCAACTGCTTGAATTGCAGAACCAGTAGAAACTGTATTTGCAAAATCTGTACCAGCACCGTATACCAATGCGCTAGCAGTACTTGAGTAAATATTACCTGTACCAGAGATACCAATAGCTACACGCGGTAGAACTTGTGAACCAATGATAGCTGTATTACCACCAACTACACCGTATGTGTTAGCATTAGTTGCGGGGAAACCTGCACCACCTAGTGGGTTGTTGAAGTATGCATCAACTACACCAACAGAAGCAGAAACTGAACCACCTGAAGTGTCAGATAATGCGACTGGAGTGCGTGTTGTGTTTGCGCTTAAATCAGTAGCAGAAGCTGTGAAATTGTTATCATCAATAACTGTTAAAACCCAGTATGTTGTGTTAGCTGTTAAACCACCAACAGTAGTAGCTACTACGAATGGCATACCGGCGATAACGCCAAGAGTTGTTAGATTTTCAGTAACAGTAACATAATCTGTTGCCGCTGTTGTGTCTGTGATTGTTAAGACTGCTTGAGCCTTTGCGATTTTTAGAGGACGTCCCATTTGTTTTTCCTTTGATAAAATTAGCGGGTTCTAGCCGCTACGCAGTGGGTTACTGCATAAACTCTCAGAATGAGAGTGTATGATGTATTTATCTAAAAAGGGTAAAATTAACCAGTAAAGCTACCAGTTGGACTGTTGTAACCGCTTGTTCCTGTATTAGGATGAGGTGCACCAAGTTCAGTAATAGTGAATAGCGTATTAGCACCCGCAGTTGTCAGATAAGAAACAATGTTACCTTGTCCAACTATGATACTATTATTAACAGTATTGGGAGGAATCATTTCACTATTTGCAGTAGCTACAGTATAAGGAACTCCGTATGGATTATATCTTGCTGTTGCGCCACTTATTGCTACTGCGGCATTTGCTGTTAATGTTAAACTTGTGTTATTTGCAATAGATGCAACTATACCTACATTAGCTCCTGCAGTATTTCCAATCCAGCTACCTATCGCTAATTCAGTACTAAATGCTGTACCTGATCCTGTCACAGTTGCACTATTAGTAGCACAAGTTACAGTGCCGGTTAATGCAACATTTGGAAAACTAGTGGTAAACTGAATACCTACATTAGATGTAGCTATTCTAATTTTGTCCGTTGCAATATTTGCGGATGCTGCCGCTGTTGCGCTGTTTGCTGTATATGCGTATGATGCCATTTTAAAATCCTTATATTATATTTATCAAAATTAGAAGTTTATAGTGAGACCTGCGCCACCTATAGTTAAACCTGAACCACCCATCGTTATAGATGTTGATGTGATGTTATTATAGCCAACTAGTCTTGTACCACCCATTAAACTATTTAGATCGGCCCAGTCTGCGCTTGTTGCTGTTGAAGGATCCGGCCCTTGATAAAAAGTACTAGCAGATTGCTCTGTAAGTGATTGCAACCAAGTTCTTACATTTTGCCAAGTCCA